AAAATAAAATTTATTTAAATAATGAATTTTCAGATAAACAGAAAGAAGCAACTTTAATACATGAGGTGTTGCATGGAATCGAAAGAATGTATTCAATTGATAGCTTAGATGAATATACAGTAACAAGGCTAGGAAATGCGTTGTATACAGTATTGATTGATAATAATTTAGAAATTGTAAAAAAAGAAAGAGAGGTAAAAAGATGAATTACATTGAAAGAATGGAACAAGAATACATAGAACTTGTTGGAAGAACAGAAAATTTATACAAGGGCATAAAAACACTTGAAGGGCTTACGGCTGATGAACTTGGTTTAATGTACGCACAGTATTATGTTATGAAAATTTATGAAGAGGCATTATCAAATCGAATTTCATTAGCAAAAGAATTAAATAAAGCTATATAACGAAAAAATGCGAAAAATTGACGTATAAATTTTTATACAACTAATTTTAGCGTTTTTTCGTTGTATAAATCTCGACCTAGACAAGTCGTTAAAAGGTCTATTTTTTATGAAAGAAAGGGGATTTAAGAATGGATTTATTAGAATACTTAATATCAATATTAGGTGAAGATGAAGGTAAAAAAGCCTATGACAAAATAAGCAAAGATAAAGAAAATACATTACTAGTGCAAAATAATAAAGAGCCAAGTTATGTAGAAAAGAAGTTGTATGATGAATTAGAAAATGACAATAAGACTTTAAAAAAGACTAATAAAAAGCATGAAGAAGATTTAAGAGACTTAAAGAAAGATTTAAAGGATAATAAGGAATTGCAAGAAAAAATAGAAACACTAGAAAAAGAAAATTCAGATAATGCAGCAGCCTATGAAAAGGAAAAAGCTGAAATTAGGTATAATTATGAACTTAATGCAGCAATTGAAAAATCTGGTGCTAAAAATTGCAAAGCAATTCTCGGTATGCTTGATAAAGAGAAAATTAAATTAGTTAATAATACTCTTGTAGGGCTAGATGAACAAATAAAATCTTTAAAAGAAAGTGATTCATATTTATTTAAAGACTATAAACCTGCAGGCACAAGCACACTTGAAGGTCAAACAATTGATAGCCTTAGAGGAAAAAGCGGTAAAGACAATAGCAATCCTTTTGTCGATAGTCTATTGTCTAATAAAAAAGCAGAAAAAGAATCTAGTGAAAAGCTAGATGATTTTTTTAAATAATATTTTAAACAGGAGGTAAAAGATGAAGCAAACATCAAAAACAATCACAAATATGCAAAAAGATATTAGGCAATTTGCAGGGGACAAAGATGTAATGACTAATATCAAGGTGACAAAATCAGCTGTAAAATCATCATTAAATAATAATATGCTTCCAGCAGGTACACCTATATCCCAAACTGGAACAGTAGATGAAGCTACACCTATAGGACTTTTATTTAATGATCTTGATTTTGAGGGTATCGGTGATGATGAAACTGTAACAGCATCAGTTATGATACATGGTTTTGTAAATAAAGCTAGAGTAACTGAGTATATAGGAAAAGAAGTTCCTGAAGGTGTAATAACAGCACTAAAAGGAAAGATACAATTTTTATAGGGGGTAATAAATAATGGCAGAATTAAAAGACTTTTTAAATTCGAAAAATATAGCTTTATATATCAATGGTCTTCCACCAGTGCCAACGATTGATGAAGCATTGTTTCCAACAAAGAAAATACTCGGTATTGAATTGGAACACGCAAAGGGATCTAAGAAAAGACCAGTAGCATTAAAACTATCTACTTTTGATGTTCAGGCAAAACTGAGAGCATTAAAGGCAGATGTAAAAATAGAGAAGAAAGAAATGCCTTTCTTTAAAGAAGCAGTAGGCTTAAAAGAAAATGATAGAAGACAGATTGTACAGGCATTGGCAAGTAACAACTCCAATATAGTTGATATGCTTATGAAGGAAGTATTTGAAAACTATTCTGTATTGGTTGAAGGTGGACTTGTTCAGATGAAGAGAATGAGAACTCAGTTAATACAGACAGGGCAGATAAACCTTACCTCTGATGACGGTGATGTAATTGTTGATTATGGAATACCTTCAGAAAACAAAGAAACGTTAAGTTTAACTGCAAGGTGGTCTCAAACTGATACGTCAGATATAGTTGGAGATATTAAAAGATGGCAGAAAAAGTTTACAGACAAAGGACTATCAAAACCTACTAGAATGCTTTTAACTGAAAAAACTTGGAGTTACATTACGTCAAATGCTGCAATTATAAAGGATTTAAAAACTAGAAGTTTCGGAGAAGTCATATTGACAGATGAGGATTTCGTAAAGTTCTTAAAAGTTAAATGTGACATAGAAATTGCTATATTAAGCGGTGTTTATCTTGATGAAAAAGGTGTCGAACAAAAATATTATAAGGACAATGTTGTTACATTAATACCTAATGGTACACTGGGTAATACTGTATATGGCACTACTCCGGAAGAATTTGATTCTAAATATGGTTCAGGTAAGCTTGATACTTCAATAGTACGTGAAGCAATAGCAATAACAACTATGGTAAAAGAAGACCCAGTAGGTGTTGATACTAAGGTATCTATGATAGGAATGCCATCATTTGATAGAATAGATGAGTGTTTCTTTGCGACAGTGTCAGATGAATAAAAGTAAAAATTATAAGGGCATGTCTTAATTGATATGTCCTTAAGTATTTATAAAAAGGAGGTTATAAATATGGCTAGAACAAGTAATAAAACTAGAGAAGAAATGAACAATGAAACTGATGTAACCGAAAATAATATTTTGGAAGCAGATGAAAAAGCACTTGATGTAATAAAGCTTGTAGCATTAGAAAATATAAAGTCGGGAGTTAATTATTATTTTCCAGGTGATATATTTGATTCTACAAAGGAAGAAGCTAACTATCTTATTGAAGTAGGAGCAGCAACATATATAGATAAAGAATAGGCGGTGTAAATATGCCTGAAATAAAAGAATTTGAAGATGTAAAAGAACTTTTAAAGTTAAATCTTAGAGAGTCCGAAGAGCCTACATTTTCAGACGTAGAACTTGAACTACTATATAAAAGTAATGATTATTCAGTTTCTAAAACGTGTTGGAGAGCATGTATATTAAAAGCCGAAACTGACGATATGATAAAAGTTGGTTCTATAGAAATTAAATCGAGTGGCAAGGATTATTGGTTGAAGCTAGCTGATATGTTTTATAATGATTATCAAAATGAGTTATTAAATAAAAATGGCTCACAAAAGTATAAAAATACAATGATGAGAGTTGATGAAATATGAGTGCTAAATTAACATATAAAGCATTAAGAAAAGCAGTAGCAAAGGGTATTAATGCAAATCCTCAAAGTATTAAAATTTATCAAAAAGGAAAAGTGTTAATAAATGGCTCTTTCAAAAATATTGACAAAGAATATATAGTTACCGGTGTTGTTTATGTAAGTAAAACAAACGAAATAAAAGTTGATACAGATGTTAGAGGTACTAGTAACATAAATAAAAACTATGAAATGGTTATTGATAATACAATTGAAATAGAGTCAGATTCTCGTTGTTTAACTACAATAGAGTGTGTTGAGGGGAAATTTAAAGTTACATATGTAAACATATATGCAGTTGAGGGTAAAATTGCTGGATATGAATGTGGATTAGAGAGGCTTGATTAGTATGAGTATATTAAGTGATTTAGCTGAAAGATTAAATAGAAAAAAATATGGATTTGGAACTATATGTCAAGCTGTAGGAGTGCAGTTAGAAAATGATTCAAAAACTAACGCTAGTTGGACAGATCAAACAAGTAATGCAAGACAACTAATTCATTCAAAAGTAAGTGGTGGCGGTGCAAGTTATAATATCAATGTAGCTCATGGTGTCGAATATGGAGGTATCCTTGAAGAAGGTTCTAAAGCACATATAATAAAACCTAAAAATAAAAAGGCATTATATTGGAGTGGTGCTGCTCATCCAGTAAAACAAGTAAACCATCCTGGAACATCAGCATATAAAGGTATTAAGAGTACAATGCAGAGCGAAGTTCCGACAATAGCAGAGAAATTAGCTAAATATTGGAGTGATTTGTAATGAGAAGTGGATTAAGAAAAGTATTACTTGAAAATGTAAGTAAAATAAAAGAAGTTTATGAACCTAGTGTACCAAATAAAGAGACTGAAAGACCTTTTGTTGTTATTGAACAAGTAGCAGATACAGAAAATAATCAAGCAACAATAGGATCAGAAAGAAAAATAAATATTTGGATATACAATGACAGAACTTCATTTCAGGAACTGGATATACTGCAGAAAGAAATCATTAATGCTATTAATTTTAAAAGTATTGAAGATGGAGATACAAAGAATTACTTTGCTTGTATTTATAAAGGTGTGTCTAGTAGTGATATTTCAGATGTCGAATGGGATATAATAGCAAGACCTATATCGTTTAGCATAATAGCTCTTGAAAAACTTGATAACAAAACATCAGATAAAGAAGTTGAAGTTGTATCTAGTTATCTTGAAAATATACTAAAAAATAAAAATGGTGTAACTATTAATGTATTTAAAGACAATTGGAATCAAAATCTAACAACTCCATGTGTGTTGTGCAGAACAACTAAAACAGAAAGAACAATTAAAGCTAATAATTTGATAGAAATAGATAAAACAATGAAAATACACGTTGTTGATATGGATAATGATAGGGTAATTCAAATATTAGAGCATATTGAAAATAAACTAATTTCTGATAGAAAAATAGTGTATAAATCAGACGGAAATACACTAAAATTAACACTTTCAAAGTTAATTGAAGATAGGGATTCTGATATGTTGACACTAGGTCAAATTTCTGTTACTTTTAGAAACTATGCAAGTATAAAGAAGAATATAAATCCTATAAATAAAATATACGATAATAAAGGGTTAAAGATTAAGAAAGGAAATTGATATGGCAAAAAAAAATGTAGAAAAAAAAGAAAATGAAGCCGTACAAGAACGAGTTGAAGAACTCTATGACAAGCAGGATTTCATTGACAATGCTAAGGAGCTTGGATATGAAAGATACATAGTTGTTGGAGCTTTATTTGACTGTGACAAGGATAGGTTATCTAAAAAAGAATTAGATAACCTAGTAAATAAATTTTTAAGAAAATAGGAGGTTTTACACAATGGCTAAAACAGGAATATGGTCTAAACCAGGAGATAAAATTTTGCCAGGAGTTTACAGTAAAATTGAAAGTATTGTAAATTCATATGGCGATGGATTAATAGGTACAATTGGTGTACCAGTGAAGGCAAATTGGGGACCTATAGGCGAAGTTGTGACATTAGAAAACAATATTAATAAATTAATTGATATGTTTGGAAATGATACAGAAGAAAAGTATTCAGCATTTAAAATAGGGGCACTTCTTACAAAAACAAATTTAAAGTATATTAAGTTTTATAGACTAGCTGATGAATCAGCAAAACAATCTACTATCAATTTGCAAAATACAAACGAATCTGCTGTAGAGGTAATTAAGCTAACATCTAAATATGCAACGTCAAAAGACTTGAATGTTACCATCAAAAACAGTCTTGTTAATACAAGTTCGAATGAAATGTATGTGTATGAGGGTAGTAAATTATTAGCAAAGATTACAGGAATAAAGGGAACTTGTGATGAAATGGTAGATGTGATAAACAATGCACATGATAATAAATACTTGATTGCTTCAAAGATTGCTGAAACATCAGATCCATTAGCTCCAATTTCAAATAAAAAATTAGCTGGTGGAAATGATGGTTGTACATCAGTTAATAATGAAATGTATATCAAGTCACTTGACCAATTTGAAAGAACTCAAATTGATGGATTTGTACTAGATGGAAAAGAAGATGAGTCGTTAGATGCTTCTGTGTTTGACTGGATAAAGAAAAATTACGAATCAGGTAGAATTATATCGTATTTTTCAGGCATTGGGAAATCTGAAGATATATCTTCAGCATTTACAAAAGCAAAGAAAATAAATAATAAACTATATACTTTGGTTGCATCTGCAGGTGTATTAGATGATATTCAGTATACACCATCAGAAACAGCTGCATACTTGTGTGGTGTAGAAATCAGTAACAAACTAAGAGAATCATCTTGTAACAAAAAAGTTATTTTTACGGATGTAAAAAAAGTATTTACTACAGAAGAATTGGAAGAAGCACAAAAAGTCGGAGTATTAACTTTAGATATTGATGATGGAGATGTTGTAATTGTTGATGATGTAAATACTTATAAAACCTATTCTGAAAATAATAAAAAGGACTCTGTTTTTGGATTTAATCGTTCCATAAGGACTTTAAAGGCAATAAATACCATGCTTGTATCGGCTGGTAAACAAATAATTGGTAAAGTAGATAACGACCCAGAGTTTGGTTACGATATTGTTATTTCATTATTTAAAAGAGGTTTTGAAGCATTGATAGCTGATGGGGCTATCAAGGAATTTGAAGTCGAAATAGATAAAGAATTACAAGCTGTTGCTGAAAACGACGAAATCTACATTAGGTGGTATGTAACTAGAAGTGATAAGGTTAAAAAGATATACAGTAAAGGAACTATTAGATAGGAGGTAAAACCATGAGTAAAAATGATTTGAATTGGTATGATGAAGATACTCTACAAGATGATAGAGCATTAAGTGGTAATGATACAAAGATCTTCGTAGATGGAGTTCATGTAGCTTATGCTGAAGAATTTGAATGGAGTGTGGAAAATGATAAGAAATCTTTTTCTGTTTTAGGTGCAAGCTGGGAATATGAAAGAGATAGCATCAAGAAGGGTACATTTAAATTCACTATATATAAAACTGATTCTCTTATGATTAAAACAGGATTTAAGTCATTTGAAATAATGTCTACAACGAATGCAGATAAATACGGTGCAGAAAAACTAAGATTTAAAAACTGTAAATTAAAAAAATTAGGTGCAAATCATAAAGCTGGTGATCTTATTAAGGAAGAATGGGAAGGAAGTTTCTCAGGTTTTGAGCCTCTTGATTTAATAGGTGAATAAATAAAAAAAGGGTATTAGCAGAAATTTTGTTAATACCCTTTAAATTTAAAATAAAGGAGAAAATAACATGAATATAGAAAATATGGATTTAGATTTTAATATAGATGATAACAAAGTTGATGATGAATTGATTGATGCTACAATGAGTGATGAAGATATACTAGCAAGATTGAGTGACACTCCAATAATTGCTGAAAAGATACTTCCTATAAAGAGAATACAAGCTCCAATAACTATTAAGAGTTTATCAGAGATACAGTTAAAGAATATAAGGAAACAGTGTACTAAAATTAGAAAAGAAAACGGTCAAAATAAAGAAATTTTTGATAATCAGCAATTTAAAATGACTGTGCTTAAATATGGGATAGTAAAGCCACAAATAAATGATGCTATATTAAGAGAAAAGAATTTATCATCAATAGAAAGTTTTTGGGTAAGGTTTTTAAGTCCTGGAGAAATAGAAAAGATAGTGGAAGAAATTACTATTTTATCTGGATTTGGAACAGAGTTTGATGAAGATTTACTAAAAAACGAATAAAAGAGTGCAAAGGCTTATTAGGATTAATGTTTGTTGCATATGTAAGACATCATATAACACCAGATGAATTTGCCAAGAAAAACAAATTTACCCAATACTTAATAAGTCTTTTCACTCAATGTGAACTTGAACTTGAATCGGAAGAAAGAGAAAAAATAAGAAAAAATAAATAGAGATTGATTATAAAAAAAGATAGAAAGGAGGTTTATATATGGCAGGTAAGGAGCTTTATAATATTGATTTAAATATTAATGTTAATGGTGTTGATGAAGCTAGCTCAAAGCTTAAGAAAGTCGATAAGGATGTTGAAAGTTTAGAAAAAAAAGCTAAAAAAGGTATAAAAATAAAATTTGATACATCCTCAATGAATAAAATGACTGGACAAACATCTAAAGCAGTAGAGCAAATGGCAAAAGGTTACTCTAGTGCTGCAGAAAAAATTGTAAAAAGTTCAAACACAATGTCTAAAAAAGTAATGAAGAATACAGCTTTAATGCGTAAGGTTGCTGGAATTGATGCTTCACCTAAAAAGTTTGATCCTGTTCTTTCGCAGTCTAAATTAACAAGAGTAATTAATAGTGACATAAAAAGAATGAATAGTCTTTCTGAAGCACAAAAGAAAATGAGTACATCAAAAATGATGTTTAGAAATAATACTTTAGATATGATGATGGGAAAATCAATTAATTTCGGTGGAGCATCGGTAAATATTAAAGCTACTGAGAATGTAACGCAAGCTGTTGCTAAAGCACAATCAAGCATGCAGAAGCTTAAATTTATGGATAAAGTAAAAGTATCATTAAGTGCTAGTGGAAATAGAGCATTACAAGTCATAAACCAAACAAGAGAAAAGGCTAAAGCATATGCTAGTGGAAAATATGAAGCTTTATTAACTGCAAGGGATAAACTTAGTGGAACAGTGTTCAATAGAGCTGGAGGAATGATATCTAGGGGCATAGGTAGAGTTACTCGTTTAGCTAGTTATGGAATGAGTGCTTTAGGTGGTGTAGGTGTTGTTAGTTTAATAAAAACATATGCTAGCTATGAAAAACAAATGTCTTCACTGAGAGCTGTAACAGATGTTACGGCGAAAGAGTTTGCACAGTTGGATAGACAAGCTAGACAATTAGGAGCAACTACTGAATGGTCAGCAACGCAAGTAGCACAAGGTATGACTGAATTAGGACAAGCAGGTTTTAATCAAAAAGAAATAATGTCTTCTATGCCTGGTCTTTTAAATTTAGCTAGTGCCGGAGGGTTACAGCTAGCTGAAGCATCGTCTATTGCTTCAGGTACATTAAGAGCATTCAATTTAGACGCTAGTAAAACTGGACATGTTGCAGATGTCTTAGCATTGGCAGCAAGTGCTACAAATGCTGAGGTTGCCGATATGGGAAATTCAATGGAATACGCTGCTCCTTATGCAAAATCATTGAATGTTAGCTTAGAAGATACTGCTGCTGCAATAGGAATGCTTTCTCAAGTTAATATAAAAGGCTCTAAAGCTGGTATGGCTTTAAGAGGTATGTTTACATCATTATCAGCACCAACAGCAGCGGCTAAAAAGGTAATGGAACAGTACGGATTTAACGCATTCGATGCTACTGGGAAAATGAAACCATTCCCTCAAGTTATTAAAGAGCTAGATAGTGCATTGAAACATTTAAATCCACAACAAAAAGGCGAAGCATTGAATAAAATGTTTGGTGATGTTGCTGGTGGTGGAGTACAAGCACTTTTGGGATTAGGTTCTGAAAAACTCGAAAAACTTAGTAAAGACTTGAATTTTGCAGATGGTGCAGCTAAAAAAATGGCTGCTACAAGAATGGATAATTTAACTGGTGATTTCATACTTTTAAAATCAGCAGTTGAAGGTATGTATGTAAATCTTGGAAAAAAATTAGAGCCATATTTAAGGCAATTTGTTCAATGGCTGACATCTAAAATTCCTGAAATAGAAAAAGCATTAGGAAAGATGATAGATTACTTAGGTAATAATTGGGAATCAATTTTAAGTGGATTTAAAACAGCTATACCTTTAGTATTAGGATTCATGGGAGCAATACAAGGATTAAGAGGAATATTATTCTTAGGTGATGTTGTTAGGGATTTCGGTATACTTAAAGAAGTACTATTTGGGCTTTCAGGTGCTACAGGTAGTGCAACCGGTCTTCTAAGTGGACTTAAAGGTATGATAGCTGGACTCGGTGTTACTGGTGGTATTTTTGCGGTTGTAGCAGCACTAGGCATAATGTCAGTAGCAATTAGTGATAACATTGATCTAATAGCTGATTTAAATTCTGGACTTGGTGAATTGGGAACAGGTATTAGCGGAATAATGGAAGTCATGGGCGGGCTATTTAAACTTGTTTTAGGTTCTGCAGGCACTTTTTTAGGTGGTTCATTTAAGATGTTTGATGCGTTATTTTCAGGAGATTGGGAAAAAGCAGGAGTAGAAGCATCACAGATGTTTGCAGACTTAAAAACAAATGGTAAAAATGCTTTAGGCGACTTATTTGCTACTTCAACATATGCATATGGTAAAATACGAGAATCATCAGAAAAAGAATTAAGTCCAGTTAAAAAGGTTTTTGAAACAGCTTTAGGACAACAAAAAAATATTGTCGCTGGAAATTATAAAGAAATGAGTAAGGCTGTATCATCTTCCATGAAGGGATTGAGTGATGACCAAATATCAATTTTAAAGGGTACTAGCAGAAATATGGAACAATTGCTGTTTGGTATAAATAGTAAGATGAGTGAAAATGATATGGCTAGTAAAATTGCTAAAAATATGGATACACTTTCAAAAATGAGTGGGTTTGATCCAAAACATATGAATGAAGATTTTAATTCTGCAATAAAAACTATCGAAAAAAATGCAGGTTCGGCAAGTAAAAATATTAAAACTGACCTATCAAATGCATTTAATAGTTTTAAAGAATTGGCATCGTCTGGGAATATACAAGGTGGTGTTAGTAGAATGCTTGAAGATATCAATAAAGCAGGTCCAGCATTACAAAGCTTTATATCTTCAAATAAATCGGCTATGCAAGGTATGTTTAAAGGTGTAGATTTTAGTAAAGATTTACAATCACAAATAAGTGCAGTTATGGCTAATATTGGCAAAATGGAACCATCACAGGCTATAGGTGCAATGAGGATCTTATTTAGTGTTTTAGGAAGTGAAGCAAATGCAGCTGGTCAGCAAGCAGGGCAACAATATAGTTCTGGAGTTCAAAGTGGTATGAGTTCTGGAGGTGCAACGAATCAAAGTTCACCAATAGCAAATGTAGCACAAAATCAAGGACAACAGGCATACCAAAGCGGAGTTCAAACTGGTCAAATGTATGGACAAGGTATAAATGCTGGTGTTCAACAGGCACAAGCACAACAGCCTCCACAAACTAATAATGTACAAGTTCAACAAGCACAACAAATGGCACAACAGGTTAAGCAAGCATACAGCGATATGTATAATGGAGCCGGGAACTCTGTTTCACAATTACAAAGTCGAACATCATCAGCATTTAGTGCTTTATCATCAAGTGCAACATCTCAAGTATCATCAATGTGTAGTAGAATTATATCTTTATGGAATGCTATGAAAGCAACTGTTTCATCAACTGTTACAGCTAGATTTGTATTATCAGTATCAACAGTTGGTGCAGTTGGTGCAATTCCACATGCAGATGGTGGAATTTTAACAAGACCTCATTTAGGCTTAGTTGCAGAAGCAGGACCAGAAGCGGTAATACCTTTATCACCAGGTAAGCGTGCTAGAGGTATTGAATTATTTAAACAAGCTGGGAAAATGCTTGGAATTACAAATGATGATGGAAATGCGAATCCTGTATCTGATTTTTCTGCTAAGGATTTTAACACAAATAATAATGTTAAAACAAGCAATAGTCAATCTGGAGGAGTAAATGTAAGCGTTAGTGTAAATGTAAATGTTAATGATAAAGAATCTATTATTAGCAAAGCAAAAGAAGAATTTGGAAGAGAGTTAGAGGAAGCTCTTTCAGATATATCATAAATTTAGTTGGTTACAAAGAAAGCTCACTTTATCGGTGGGTTTTCTTTGTAGTTATTGAAAGGTGGTATTTTAGTGGAAGTGAATACAATATTACATCAGTATGGAACTGTATCAAGTAGAAAAATCGCGATAGAGAGAGGAACTTTGTACAAAAATATTAACCTAGATAGCAATGATATGGATGTGTATATTATAAACGAAAAAGAAAATACATCTTTTCATTTCCCTATAAATCCAATTGATGAAATAAATGTTAGGTATAAAAAAAATTATCAAACACAAGAAATTGTTGGACAAGGTGAATTTGATTTTCATAAGCATGGTAAAAAAATAGAAGAAATATCATTTAAGGTTATTATACCTGATGATTATACTGAGGGATTTAATAGAAATTTGTCCGCTCAGTCACCGAGTAAATCAGTTGAAGAGCTAGTGAGGTATATGAATCAAGAACAAGCTGTTAGACTCATTATAACATCATTACCATTTAATGATTTAGTGTTTATTTCAGATATAGATAATAGTATATCTGCAGGTATTGAGAACTGCAGATTAGTGAACTTAAAATTTAGAACACATAGAGAAATAAAAGTTAAATCAATTGATACAAGTAAACAAAATAAAATAAACAAAGGGTTAAATAAAACCGATAGAGAGAACAATAAAAGTTATTCATCTACATATAAGGTTAATAATAGAAAAGATTGTTTGTGGAATATTGCAAGAGCAAAGCTAGGTAAGGGTAGTAGATGGAGAGAGATATATAACCTTAACAAAGATATAATAGGACCTAATCCAAACAGACTAAAACATGGTATAGTTTTAAAAATACCAAAAAGGTAGGTGTTTAAATGCAAATAATACTAAGAAATAAAATATCGATAGAAAATGCACTTGAAGGAATGACACTTTCTGATAGTATTGATGGAGTTGCGTATAAATGCTCAATGAAATTATCTGAAGCTAAAGCAATTCAGGATTTAAAAATTAAAAAAGCTGATACAGTTCAAATAATTGATAAATTATATGGAGCAAACAAAGATGAAACTATTTTTAATGGTATCGTTTGGGGAAGGAATAAAAATCACAAGACTGACACTCTAGATTTAACGCTAAAAGAAAGGAATGTTTATATTGAATCATCAGAAGATGAGTATGTATTCAAGGAAAGCACTTTAGACGATAGAATAAGGCAAATAGCGAAGGATTGGAATATACCAATAGGGAATATCCCTAAAACTGGAATTAAGCTTGAAAAGTGCGTCGAAAAGGGCAAATTGCAAGATATGATAAGAAAATTCATAAAAGAGACAGTTAAAAAAGGTGGTAAAATGTATGTTCTAAGAATGGAAAACAAACTTAATTTATATGAAATAGGTTCAAATAAAATTGTGTATGATCTTGAAAGTATAATGGAAGATGCAACAGACGTAAACAGTTTAGAGGGTGCAGTTACAAGTGTAAAAGTTCTTGGAAAATCGAAAAATGAAAAAAGCAAAACACCTGTAATTGGTACATACAAGAAAAATGATAAAGTATTCGGAACTCTTCAAAAGATAAAACAGGATGATAAAATTAAAAATGTTAAAGATGCAAAAAAAGCAGCTGAAGCGATGTTTTCTGATGGAGAAGATATGATAAAGTTTTCAGGAGTTATAGATATTAGTACCATTAGAGCAGGCGATAAAGTTAAATTTTATGGTGTCGAATATTATGTTATTGATGTGACTCATAGCATAGAACCACATAGAAAAATGACACTTAATGCTGGAAGTAAGCAATATGTGAAGGGGAAATTTTTCAATGAGTAATTTAAATAATATAGCTAGATTAATTAAAAACAAAGCTAAAAGTGAAGCTGAAAAAGCTACTGATGGACTAGAGTTATTGTTTGGTGAAATTACAAACGAAGGAATTATTACTAATAGGTTTAAACGAAAGCCTATTAAAGATTACAAAATGCTACAAACTGTGAGTAAAAAAAAGACAGTTATAACAAAAACAGAAAGTTATGCTGGACATACACATGATGTTATATCGCCGATATTATCTATAGGCGATATTGTTGTCCTTGCTATAGTGGAAGGTGAATTTGTAGTATTAGGAAAGGTAGAGGATACAGATGAGTAATTTATTCCCATTGGATGCCGATTTTTCAATATATTCTACGGAAGATGAAGTTAATTACGATCATACTGACAGACAATCATACCTATTTGATTTTGAAAAAGGTGAATTTGTTAAAAATCCTGATGGTACATTAGTTAAGTGTAATGCTAAAATTGCACATAGACAATGGTGTCAAAAAGTAATGTTGACTCCAAGATTTGAAAAGCTAGCATATCCAGATTATTACGGAAATGAACAAGGAACTGTAATTAATTCAGATATGAGTGATAAAGCTATTGAATTAGAAATAGAAAGAATGGTTAAAGATGCATTGTTGGTTCATCCTAAAACAAATTCTGTGAGTGATTTTGAATTTCTATGGGATAGAGAAAATGAATCACTTACTTACTTTTTCGTGATTACTGATGTCGAGAATGAAAGATTTGAATTAGAGAATAAAATTAAGTATTAAGGTGGTGTTTTTAGTGGAAAAAAAAGAATTGCCAATACCAAAAGAGTTGTTGAAAGATGTAGAGGATATACATGATGAAATGTTAAAAAAATTTAGTGACGATATATCAACATTACCTGGTGAATTTGTATATGATGCTACAAGAGCAGCCGCAGAACAAATAGCTATGACAAGAGAAATGATGATACACTATCTAATTATGAAAGTATTTACAAAAAGTTCTGATGGTGATTATCTAGATTATATTGGAGAAATGAATTCTGTTTTTAGAAAAAAAGCGACCAAAAGTGTTGGAAAAGTGATATTTACAGGGGTACAGGGGACTGTAATACCTAAAGGAACAATAGTTTCTACAGAAAGTTCAGAACAAATAAATGCCATTACATTTATAACTACTGATGGTGGAGAGATACCAGAGAGTGGAAGTATAGAGATTAATGCTGAATGTGTTGAGAGTGGAGTAAAAGGAAATGTAAAGGTAGGTATGATTAAAGTATTAGTAAACAATATTACTAATATTTCATCCGTAAGCAATAAAGAATTTAAAAATGGAACTGATATAGAAGATGACGAAAAATTTAGAGAAAGAATTGAATTTGCTGAAAAAGAAGAACAGTTAAGTGGTGCTGATACAGACTACGAAAGATGGGCAAAAGAAATCGACGGAGTAGGATATGCATATTGCCGAGATAGTTGGAACAGTCCAGGAACAGTTAAAATCCTTATCTTAGATAAAAATAGAAAGCCAGCTACAAGTGAACTAATTAAAAAAGTAAAAGAATACATATATCCAGATATTAAAGAGGGGCAATATAATCGAGGAGGTAAAGCACCAACTGGAATAAAAAGCTTTTCAGTTTTATCTCCAAACGTAAAAGAAGTAAGTATTAAAGGTAATTTCGTTATATCAAAAGGGTTTAATGAAACAAATGTACTGAATGATGTAAGAAACAAAATTAATACATATTTTGATAAATTAGATATAGAGGGTAGTATTTCGTATAACATGGTAAATTCAATCATTGGTACGCTACTTGTAAACAATCAAGGGCTAGATGATTTTGATAATATAACGATAAATGATACTAAATCAAACATAAAATTGAATAATGAGATTGCTAATGTTAGTGAGGTAGTAAAATTATGACAACAATAAAAGATAAATTACTCCACTCTGAAACAGGCAAAGCCATGTTTGATTGGATAAGTAATATTTATGATAATAGCAAGGTTATGGTTGAGTTATATGAGGCTTTAGGACAGGAATTTGATGATATTAATTTGTTAGTTGATGATATATCAAAACAGATGTTTATTCAAACCGCTACATGGGGGTTAAGATTGTGGGAAGCACGCTTTAATCTTCCAATAAATGAAAATGATTCATACATTGAACGACGGAATAAAGCATTGGCTAAGTTACAAACAAGAGTTACTATAAATCCACTGACAATGGCTACAATAATTAAAAATATTTGTGGGATTGATACAATAATAAATGAGTGGGTAGATGAATATGTATTTGAAGTAAGATTTGTTTCTTTAATTGGTGTACCTAAAGAAATAGAGCAAATTCAACACACATTAGATAGAGTTAAGCCCGCACATATGAAATATAGACTTATATTTAATTACCGAACATGGAATGAAATTAAAAATTATGGCAAACCTTGGGGGTATTGGAAAATGTTAGGACTAACTTGGAAAGAATTAAAAGAGAGTCAAGATCTTGAAGCTAATAAATACAATATAAATTTATTAAACAGAACTGGAGAAAGAAAAAATAGTACTATTAATGATGACGGAAAAATAGTTGAAAGTAACACAAGTAACACTTCTACATCAAAGTATAGTATTTATTTATCTGAAGGAGATAGTGTGGAGTTTACAAAAACCGATAGTTCTACAGACTTTAAATATGCAATTTACAGAAAAAATAATACAGTAATATCCGTAAGTAGTATTCAGTCTAATAAATCTGTTTTAATAGCACCACCAGAAGCATTTAAAATGATTATAAGCTATCCAACTGATAGTGAAAATATAATTAAGTTTAAAAGGGGGTAAATAAATGGAAGGATATGAGAAAACTATTGAAAATGGATTAAATATTGTAACTGGCGATAGTATGAGTGATATTGAAGCTGTTCAAGAAAACTTTGAAATCCATGAAAAGATACTAGGTAAATTAAGTGATATAGAAATAGATAGCTATAGTGTATCAAATGATGGAATTAAGAATATAGTAAATATTATAAAATTCATCTGGAAAAAGCTAAATAGCATCGAGCTTACAGATTTAAAAGTAAAGGTTACAACTGAATCTGGAAAAACTCTTGATAAAGTTCTAAAAGCAATCAAGAACTCAATAGGAGCTCTAACAAGCTTAAAGACGAATGAAAAAAATAGCACTGTTGGAGCGATTAATGAAGTATTTGATACTACAACAAATCTAAAAGAAACTGACAAGCTACTAAACAATCAGTTAAATGCTATTAATTCAAAAATAACAACAAATAATGCTGAATTTGATAGGTTAAATAGAGAGTTCAGACAGTTGAATGGTGGTGAGTAAGTATGGCATGGAATGATAATGCTAGTATGTATGATGAGCATTTAATCAATTATAAACATGAGTTGGATAAACATAGTACAAATTTGAGAAAAATATTTGATGAAATAAAAAAGGATGATTCTATAGATATTAACACAGCAAATATGATCGAAGGTGCAATTGTTCAGATAAAATCAAATCGAAAAAGGTGGGCTAGTGGGACTTCGGGATTAAACGTTGATAAAGAAAAATTTATTAATAACGGTAATTATGAAATACCGTTAATTTCTCATAATCTCAATTTTACACCTAGCTTACTAATAGTAATGCTTGCTTTACCAGGAGATGTTAAAAAAACTGTAATGCTTTGGACGAATAAAATCACAGCATTTAAAATGCTTGCTACTAAATCTTCTTTTTCCTTTAATTTTAAAGATTTTTACCCTGGATACGCTATGAATGGAAGAAATGAGCATTTATTCAGCGTATTTCAAGAGGTTAATGTAATAGAATGGATAGCTATAGAGTAGGGGGTATAAAAATGAAATTAGGAACTAAGATTTACTATGAAAAATTAACTGGAAATGTGATTTTTACACGTGGAGATATGCAAGGATTTGTTAAAGAATCAAGCTTTGATGAGGATTACGAGATGTATTCTGATTTGAAAAAATATAAAAAAGATAAAATAGGCTTAATCGAATTAGCTTATGGTAAGCTTGCAGATGAGCTAGAAAAAAACAAGGCTAATAGCTATAAGGTGGATATTTCAAGTGAGCCACATAAGTTGGTATATAAGTATGTCAACTTTGATACAGGAGAGCCATCAGAGCCACCTAAAACACTTGAGGAAATAATAGCCGAAAAAGTCAATGAAGCTAAGCTAGAAAATTCGCTTGCAATAACTGAGTTAATAGAAAAAGTCGAAAAGGATAAATTAGAGCTATCTACAGCTATAATTGAAGCTATAGAAATGCAAAATAATGGAGGTACAGTATAATGAGTGCATTAGCTAATGTGTACGTATATTTAATTAGACAAAATAAAAGAACATTAGATGATGTTCCAGCTTTCTTAAAAAAGGAAGTTGAAAAATTATTAAAATCTGAATAGAGGTGTTATGTATGAAGAATTTGATTAATAGTATTAAATTCTTTTTTTATTGCATAAAAATATATCTGGAAGGAGGTGCAGAAGCTATGGCAATGTGTTATGTGACTTGCATAGTTGCAGGTGTAAGAACGTATAAGCAAGTTCCAGCTTTTTTGAAAGCTAGAGTTAAAGAGCTTTTAATCGCTATGGACTTGCAGGAACTAATCATAGAAGATTAGTTCAATAACAATTAGGGGCTAGATTAATTTCTAGTCCCTTTTTTTTAAATATTTTAAAAAAGTGAGGAATAAAATATATGACAGAACAGGATTTCTTATGGTATTTGATAAAAGTGGGAGTACCAATTGTTGCATTGGTTACACCTTTATTAAAATTGAATGGAAGTATTATTAGACTTAATGAAAGACTTGAAACAGTGCTAAATCATAATAACACTCAAGATTTAAGATTAAATAAGCATTCTGAACAGATTGATGATTTGACACTTAGATCCGAAAATCATAATGCAAGGATAATGAACCTAGAGCAAAAAGAGTGCAAATATGAAATGAGTAATAAGAGAGGAGAATAGCAAATATGGAATTTAATTTATTGACTTATATTAACGAAAACCTAATCATTCTAATACCGGTAATATATGTGCTTGGTATGTTATTTAAGAAATCAAGGTTTAGAGATAATCTAATCCCCTGGTTTTTGTTAGCAATATCTTGTATTTTGTGTGGAATCATAGGACAGGATATTGTAAATGGAATAATTCAAGGCACATTGGTTACTGGAGTGTGTGTATTAGGAAATCAATTGTATATTCAGACTGTGAAAAAGGGGGAATAATATGATAATAGATATTCACGCTGGGCATAATCCAAAGGGTAAGGTGGCTTGTGGAGCTGCAGACTTATTAAATGAATCTGTAGAAAACAGAATAATCTTAGACAAGTGTATTAAATATCTTAATACTCAAGGAATAAAGACCTATAATTCCACTTGTAATAATGGTTATTCCGTTGGAGATATTATTAATAAGATTGTATATAGTGTTAATTCTCATAAGGATACTGATATAGCTGTATCACTTCATTTTAACGCATATAAGCCACAACACCACAAGGACGGTAAGATAATGGGGTGTGAGGTGCTACATTATGATGAAAGAACATTTAAATACGGAGCTCAAATTTGTAAGAATTTAAATAACATAGGTATTCCGACACATGGAACACCTAACAAGATTAGACGTGATTTAGGATTTATATCTAGAACTAATCCACTTGCATTACTTGTTGAAATATGCTTTGTGGACGATATAGACGATTACAACGCTTATAAGGGGAAAGAGGACTTAGTGGCTAAGGCAATATGTGAAGGGCTTCTATTAAGGGAATACAAGCCTAATTCGAGCGATAAACAAACAGTAACAAAGCCTGAGGCTAGACCTGTGATTGATGATGTTAAATTTGTCGGAAATCCAACTACAACAGTAGAGCAGATGGAAGCATGGGCGATAGCTAATAATGCTATTGGATTTGCTAAGCTTGCAAAGCCTTGCTATGATACTTGCCTAAAGCTTGGGCTTGATCCAGGACCTGTGTACGCACAAACAGCACTAGAAACTGGATGGCTATACAAAAATGGAACTTCACAGGCTGGAATTGACGCAAGCTATCATAATCCATGTGGTTTGAAAACTACTGCAGGCGGTAGTGATTATGACAAAACAGCACATAAAAGATTTAAGGATTGGGAAGAAGGCTTTAGAGCTATGGGACAGCATTTATTGCTGTACTATGGTGCAGAGGGTTATCCTCTAAAGAATCCTTTAGACCCTAGACACTTCCCTAATTTACTAGGTCGTGCTAAGACAGTTGTTGAGCTTGGCGGACAAGGTAAATGGAACAACAATGCTGATTATGGTAAAAACATAATGAAGCTATATAGAAAGCTTCTAGCGACTGAATATAAAAAGAAGATTGAGTCAGAATTTTCTCCAACAGTTGATACTAATAATCTAACTGTAGTGACTTATAATAATGTTGCAGATGAGCCTGCAGCATTAATGCTAAGTAGATGGCTAGGTTATCCAATTATTCCAGTATCGAGTGTAAATTTTGATAGAAATGCATATGCTAAAATAGTACACGTTGGTGGAAGTGGTGCTCCTACTGGCTCTACAGTTTTAGCTGGCAAGGACAGATGGGAAACCTTAGATTTAGTAGAAAAATATATAAAAGATAATTTAAAATAAGTATTATTTAAATAGTAAAGGGTGGCTAAATGCCACCCTGTTTTTTTATTATTCAAAGTATAAGTATTCTCTACCGTCAATATCGGCAGATGCTACTATTTTATCTACAGTGTACTCGCCTGCACACTGTATTATGAAACTTCTCCCCCTGTCTTGACTACCTCAGCCTTGCAAGGACCTCTAAATATTAGGCTAGCAATATCGCTATACCCTAAATTAATTGTGTAATTTTTATAGTTCATATTATTTTCTCCTTTGTATTTACTTATAAAATAAATTTATCGTTTCTCGCCACGATAGATATTTTATCTCTTCTATATTTGATTCAAAACTATTTATATCAACATATGACATAAAGTCTGAATCAAATGTTGTTGGGACTGAATCTAATATTTTAAAATCACTACTATCATCAAAATCCACAAGGGTTTGTATTTGATAAATATCGCAATGATTATAAAATATCTCATCATCAATTTGATATTTGGCGTAGTAGTTGAATCCATCTTCAATGATTTTTTCTTGTTCATTGAAATCGCAAAGATTCAACATATTTCCTGTATGGAAATAATATTTATTTCCATACTTTATATATACTACAAAGCTTTTTGTTTTAAAGATTGGAACTTTTACTATTTCTTTTACTTCCAACCTTTCAAATATTTCCTTTTTCTTATTGTAAATTGATTCTATTTTAGAATGCAGATTAATTGCTTCTTCTGTAATAGAATCATATTCATCTGAATAAGAATAAGATTTTAAATGATTCCTTTTTATTAGTGTCGCCCTCAATAACTCAAGATAATGTATCTCGAGATTATTTAGAGTCTTTATTAAATTTTTTGCAATGGTTTTATTTTCATCATTCAAAACTAAATCATTGCAAGACAAAGTTTTATAAAATTTTGTCTCTTTAAGCTGTTTCACTAGCTCTTTTTTAGATACAGGTGTTGAGGAATAATTATCTTCTTCAACACCAACTATTTTCTTAAAATCAATATGTATCGGGTATTTATTAGTTATTAAATCGCAAATATAATCAGAAGCTAACAGTTCTATCTTGTCTTCTTTGTAATTGTGATTTATTTTTCTATAAACATTATAGAAACTTAAACTATCATTAGCTAAAGTTTCTAATATTATAGTTCTTATAGGAGCAACATTGTAATCTTCATAAGTTATTACACTCGGATGCTCTGTTATTTTTTCGTTATTTATTTCTTCAGATTCTATTTTTATATTAAATAAATAACCGCCAATTTTATAAACGGCATAATATTTATATCCGTTTATTTCTTCAGTTTCATACTGAATAATATTTTTCGCTTTTACGCGATTTCTTTCGTATGAAACAATATTATTTTTATATTGTTCATATAAAGATTTCTCTTCTACACTATCTACTTTTTTAATAGTGTATCTTGGTGTTTTTAAGTACTCAATAGGTTCAAATCTATTAAGTATTTTTTTATAATATTTTCTGTAAAAATTGTATAGAGAAAACATTTTCTCGTACACTTGATTTACATCCTCGTTGCTTAGGATGTTCATATTTTCTGATTGGAAAGACTTTAAGCGATCTACGCTTGTAATTGTTTTTTCCAACCTATATAAAGTTGTATTTAATGATTTTAAAATAAAAACCATCATACCTATTTCTTTTGTGTTTTTTAAAAAAAGTTTCATGTTTTTTCCTCCTAAAATAAAATATTATTTGCTATAAACATATAATACTACTATATTCTCAAAAAGTCAATAATAAAATGTAACATTTTTTTGAAAAAAATACTGAAAAAATAGTAATTATGTATATTTACATAGTAACACTATTATTGTATAATGTTGTTAAGCAAATTATATAATTTAGGAGGAATAAAGATATGAAAAGATATGGAATTTTTAGTTGTGGTCATAAGGACTACATAGAAATTAATTCAAAAAATTCTTGGAAGTATGATACTGAAGAGAAGATTAAAGAGCATTTTGAAGACAATGTGTGTGATAAATGTAGAAAAGAAAGAAAAGAAAAATTAAGAAATCAAGAGTATGAAAAAGCTCTTAAAAATGCTTTAAAACAAGAACTTCCTGAACTAAAAGGAAGTGAAAAGCAAATTAGATGGGCTATGACAATCAGAGAAGAAATTATGTCAGAGTGTAAAACCATCGGATTTGCAAAAAGAACTGAAAGCATTATCAATAAATTGAGTTTTTCAGATAACGAAGATGAGTATAGGTTATCAAGAAAACTAGCAAGAAAAGAAAACAAAGAAGACATTGTAAAAGAAGCTTACTACAATGTTTTTTATAACAATACATCATCAAGAATGTATATAGAAGATACACTATTTGATGAAGTAAAAAAAGAATTGTTTAAACTTGTATATAAAGAAAAGTTTGAACAAAAAGAAGAGATGAAAATGGAAATAAAAAAAGAAGCTACAGTAGTTCCTAGCGGGAACATTGCTGATAGCAGAGAAATAGAAGTATACAGTAAAGACGATACTGTATATATTAAAAGTTTCATGAATGAAACTTTAAGATTAATTTCAAGAGATTATGGGTTTGTTTGGAACTCTCAATTGAAGTTATGGGAAAAGAAAATAAAAGAAATGCAAGGAAATATATCTGATAGAATTGCAGATGTATCAAATGCATTTTTAAATAAAGGTTTTATAGTTGTTATCAATGATAGTATAGCAAGAGAAAAGGCTATCAATGGAACTTATGAAGCCGAACATAGAAGATGGATAGATTTTGACAATGAATTATTGATTGTAATTCATGAAAGAAATGATAATATCTATAAATCTTCAAGAAAAATAAAAGGAAGTAAATGGGATGGAAATTTAAAAGTTGTTACTGTTCCTTTAACTTCCTATTTAGAGCTTGAAGACCTTGCTAACAAATTTGACTTCAGATATACAGCAAGGGCAAAAAAAGAAATAGAAATGAAAATAACTTCACTTTCTGATGTAATAAAGGAAATTGAAGTTGGAATAGAAAAGAAATATAAAAATAAGGTTTCAGAAGAGGCTGTATTTGACTCATTGAAAGACGAGGAGTAGTTCAATGAGATCAATAACAGTTAACTGGAATCAAGTAGAGTGGGAAACATGGAAAGCTTACTTAGTTAAGCTTCCACGAAGTGATTATAAATTTTGGGTTGCTAAATCACATACTCAAGAAACTCACAATGGAAAACAATTAAGATTACTTATTCGTGATGATTTTGAGTATAAAATATTTAAACAAACCAAAACAACAAAAACTGAAGAAATAATTTCTTCAGTTGAACTTCTTGAAATATTTGGCTATGTTTTTGATGAAAACATAGATGTTTTAGAGGAGTTAAAAGATGAATAATTTAGTAATATATAAAGATTTATTAATATACCAACTTGAATGTGTTGATAAGTTAGACAAACTAAAAGTTGGTGCCAATTTCATGGATATGGGTACAGGAAAGACAATCACAATGCTTGAATTAATTAAACGTAAATCAAAAAAAATTGATAAAGTATTGTGGTTTACTCCTGTATCTGCTATGGAAAATCTAAGAAGAAATATATTAGAAAACAGTAATTTTCTAGAACATGATTTTATTAAGTTTTATGGAATAGAATCCATTTCACAATCAGATAGAATTTATCTAGAAGTTTTACGTATTTTCGAAAAAGAAGAAAGAATAATGCTAATAGTAGATGAATCTACGCTAATTAAAAATTTCTTTGCAAAGCGTTCCGAACGATTACGATATATATCTGAATTGTGTAAATATCGATATATTATGAACGGAACACCAGTGACTAGGGATATAGTAGATATTTTTAGTCAGTTCTATATTCTTGACAAAAGGATACTAGGTTATTCATCATTTTATTCTTTTGCTAATAATCATTTTGTATATGATGATTTTGGTAAAAGAACAAGCGTCTTAGATCAGGAATATTTAATGCAGCGTATTACTCCATATACGTTCAAGATAAAAAAAAGTGAATGTATAGATCTTCCCAAAAGAAATATTAATACTTATTATTTCAATCTTACAGAAGAACAATCTATACATTATGAACAAATAAAACAAGAGTTGTTGATGTCTGTTGATGACTTTGACTCAACGACTATATATAAGTTATTCACTGCATTGCAGTTAATAACAAGTGCTAGAAAAGTAAGTATTGATAATATACATAAGAGCATATCATCAGAAAACTTTTTTAATGATAAAAAAGATAATCCACGACTAAAAGCATTGTCTAATATCATTAAATCTGAAGATGAAAAAACTCTTATATGGTGTAAATATCGTCATGAAGTCGATGATATAACATCATATCTTATAGAAGAATATGGGGAGGAGTATGTATGTAGATTCGATGGTGCAGTAAGTATAAAAGAAAGAAATATTATGATTGATAAATTTAAAAATAAAGCAAGATTTTTAGTAGCCAATAAATCTTGCGGTGGCTTTGGTCTTAATCTACAGTTTTGTAATAGAGCAATCTATTACAATAACGATTTTAACTGGGGGACAAGACAACAAAGCCTAGATAGAGTATATAGACTAGGTCAAAATAAAAAAGTATTCATAACCGATATATGTGCATCATATAAGGTTGATGAACGTATTTTAGAAAATCTGAAAAAGAAAAAAAATCTAGATGAAACTTTCAATGAACGTCTAAGAAAATACAATAAAGTCGACATTGATAAGTGGATAGACAATCGACTAAAAGCTGGGAGGGGTTGGAATGATAAGAATCGGTTTAGGCAAGCAACAGAAGCAACGAGAGATACAGAAGCTTATTGATAACAAAGGAATCAAAAAAGTTTATATTTTTTATTTTAAAAAATTCAAATATGAGTATAATTTAAAAAATGTCGATATTGAATATATAGAGTATTCAGATATAATAATGTACAAGTATTTCTACAGACTCTTAGAAGAAATAGATAATTCATCTTTAATCGTTTGTGATGAAATTATGCGTACACAAAAAAGAAATGATCTTACATATAACTGTATGCATCATTATATAAATCAGTGCGGAGTAGTCGCAGTATTTGAGTATTTTCCGATTATTGATGATAAAGAAAATATGATGATATTGTTTGATTTTAACACTCCTCAAAAGTATAAAGGTAAATCTTTTGATTACAACTTATTACAAGTAGAGGATATTAAGATTAAACCAATAAAAATAAAACATAAATGGATAAATATTACAACTACAGATAAACAAAAAGAAAAATACGAGAATAAAAAAGAATATTTATTTGAAAATCTAGGGCAAAAGGAAGTAAGTACAGTTCCTAGAAGCTTACAGCTACTTGTTGGGGATTTTAAAAAATCTGCTATTGAAAGTGATAAAGTATACATAGCGAGGAATAAGAGGTTTAAATTAAATAATGTTTTTAGTTACAATGAAGACATTAAACAACAAGATTATATTATCCTTGATGTTCATTACAGAAGATTAGATTTTAATGATTTTCTAAAAAAATCAAAAATGACTACTATTAATTACATTGCTACAGATATAAAAATAGACAATGTAATAATGAATGATCTTACAAGTTGGAAAGCGAGGGTAGATAGTATATATGCTAAAGCAAATATATATAAATAAAGATGTATTAACTTCTGCAAGAGAACGTATAAGCTTTATATTCGATAACTATGAAAATATTCATGTGTCGATAAGTGGTGGCAAGGATAGTACTGTATTAGCTCACTTAGTGCTATCAGAAGCACATAAAAGAAATAGACGTATTGGATTATTCTTTCTTGATGAAGAAGTTGTATATGATAGTACAATACAGCAAATAAGATATCTAATGAACATGTATCCGGAAAATACTATTAAATTATGGTATCAAATAGAATTTAACCTTACAAATTCAACATCTTTGAGTGAACCTCAATTAAAGTGTTGGGAAAAGGGTAAACATAAAATTTGGATGCGAACAAAAGAAACAGATTCAATTCAATATCCATCATGGGATAGAACAAAAGAAACTGTTCGTGATAAAAACAAAGGTTTTGGGTTTTATGATGCTATAGACAATATACAAAACGCAAGAGAAAATACAGCGTTTTTGGTAGGTTTAAGAGCTACAGAAAGCCCAAATAGATGGAGGGCAGTGGCTAAAAATCCTGTAGACGTTAATGGAACACATGTGTACTGGGGTACAAAAATGAAGCATGGTAATGCCAGTTTTTATCCCTTATATGACTGGAATTTTCATGATATTTGGAAATACATATATGATGAAGAATTAAGATATTCTAAAATCTATGATTATCAATTCAAAAAAGGAATAGGACTACAAGAAATTAGAGTATCCAGCTTGATACATGAAAAATCTTTTAAATCTCTAGTTGAATTACCAGAATTTGAACCTAAAACATATGATAAGTTGTTAAAGCGCATCAAGGGTATAAGTATAGGTAATTTATACGGAAAAGACAATAAAATGCTTAAAGCTAGAAAATTACCTAAAAATTATAATTCGTGGTTGGAATATAGAGATTTTTTACTTGAAACATATCCTGATGATAACAAGAGATGGATATTTGAAAAGAGATTTAGCAGGCATCTAGACAATAATTATGTTGCTAGACAACAATGTCGGCAGTTATTACTTAATGACTATGAGAATAATCTTCCTATAGATAATAAAGAAGACCCACGAGAAAAAACAATACAGAAATGGAGAGAACTACTATAATGATAGAATTGAAAACTAACAAAGGAAATATAAAACTACCAGTAATGGAACCTATAATTGTTCCTGTTGAAAAAGTCCAAGCAAATAACTATAACCCTAATAATGTTGCTAAAAATAATATGGATTTATTAGAGCAATCTATATTAGATAATGGTTTTTGCTTTGCTATTGTAACTATCTATGATGAAGATATTGATAAATATATTATTATAGATGGTTTTCATAGGTATACAATATTAAAAGATTATTTAAATTGTACAGAAATACCAATAATAGTCCTTCAACACGATATGAAGCAACGTATGGCTTCTACAGTCCAGTTTAATAGGGCTAGAGGAGTGCATCAAGTTGAGTTAATGGGCGACCTTGTAAAAGCATTATTTGAACAAGGTGCAGATGATGAAGAAATAGCTAAACACTTAGGAATGGAATTGGAAGAAGTGTTTAGACTAAAACAAATAACTGGTATAGCTGCATTATTTAAAAATCAGATATATAGCAAATCATGGGAAATGCAGGAGGTGGAGTGATGGCCGAATGGGAATATGGAGGAGTATACAAAAAATACAATCTAATAGAAGATGAAATTTATAAGATAAACAATATTGGTAAAGTTATGGTTCATGACATTACAAAAGGACTTCCTGAATTTATGAAAGAAGCGGATGTATTGTTCGTTGACCCTCCATGGAACAAAAGTAATTTAAATACATTTTATACAAAGGCGGATAAAGACTATAGATTAGAAAGTTTTAAATTTTTCTATGAACATTTATTTAACTCAATAAAACAAATTAAACCTAAAATCTGTTTTATTGAAATTGGGAAAGAGAACTTGCATAACTTTATAATTGAAATGAAAAAAATATATAAATATGTAACTTTTTACAATAGTACATACTATCACAAAAAAGATAGATTATGTTACATTGTTCAAGGAAGTAATAAAAGAATTAACTATCATCTTGATGGAATGGACGAAGAGGATATTATTACTTGGATATGTAAAAATATTGATTATAAGTGTATCGGTGATTTATGCATGGGTAGAGGGCTTGTTGGTTATCATTCATACATTAATAATAAAAAATTTGTAGGTACGGAGCTTAATCACAAAAGATTAGCTGTACTTATTGATAAAGTTGAGATAGAGGAGAAATAATGGCTAAATCAAAAATAATTTGGAAAACACTCAAGGAAATTGAACAAGAATATAAAATAAGTGCAGCATCTTTAAGGCGATATATCTCTGAAGACAGAATAGGTAAGCACTATTTAAAACGTGAAGGTGCTGGCAAGTGGTATATAAAAGAATCATACATCAAAAACAAATATGAAAGGAGATAAATATAATGAAACAATATGAGGTAGGAAAGTGTTACAGTGAATTTAAAGGCTTAGAGGGAGTAATGATGAACTTTACTAATAGTGGAGTAGTTATTACTTGTAGATTTACTAATCCAACAAAAAATGAAATAGAAAATTTTAAATCAGGTAAAATACAGTATAAATTATTGTACATGAAAAATGTAATTGTATTTCTAATTAAAGTTGGTGAAGAACGATGGATGGATATTCCTTTGTTTGGTAATGAAGATATCTATAATGCAGTAAATACAACAGATAGTAATGTAGAATATCTTGTTACATTATTTTTATCTGATAATGTAACTGGAGAAATTAAAGTTATGAGAGCTTTTTCAATTAACAATAATACAAGTAAGTTTTTAAATAAAAGCTTAGAAATGCAAAAGGATAAGAATTTTTCTAAAAGAGAATATGATCTTGCTTTAAATGAAATATATATTAATTATTCTACTCAAAAGCTTTTAAAA